ACCATGCAAAATTACTTTGACACAAGCGTTGGTGGATTTAATCAGTCTTTCCGTAGATCGAATCTTCTTACAGACATTGACGCAACTGATGACGCGATTCTGTCAAGCCGTGCAGATATTAAGATGCAAAATCGATTTGTTCCGGACGCACTTGCGCCAGTTCAGACAATTTATTTTCCTGCTGCAATCTCAGCACCAGATGATGTGAACTATACTATTCAGTCAGAAGCATTCTACTATAACAGTAAAGTATGTGTGCTAAAAAACAAACTGGAGTCAAATATTCTTCAAGTCATCGAAGTAGCAACAGGTCTACCGATTGTGGACAATGTCGGTACATTTACACAGACAACAGGCGTGGTAAATCTAGTGAACTTTGCAGCAACCTTGATTACTGGTGAGTATTTCAAGATTACTGCAATTCCTGCAAACCCGTCGGTGATCAATCCTTTGAGAAACAATATTCTTACTTATGATGCACAGGCATCGAAAGCAAGAGCGGTTCTTACAGACACGGTATAAATATTTTAACTTTAGAAAGAGAATTGAACTATGACCTCATCTGTCACCAATAGCCTAAGATCGTATCTGTTGAATCTTTTTAAGAAAGATATCGACAGCGATGGTGTCGGCTACTACATTGGCATTTCTAGATCAGAGCCATATACGGCCGATGATGGCATTAATACGACCACTGTAGGATCTTTGGATAATCAGTTAAACTTTCGACACAATCTCCATGCAGTTAAAATTTTGAGCAACGCTTCGTTTGTTGTGCCTACGGTCGTTTGGACCTCAGGTGATATCTACGAAGCATATGACAATAAGAAACCTTTTCAGACTAATTTCTATGTAGAAAATTCTCTTCGCGAAGTGTTTCTTTGTGTGCAACAAGGTAGAAGATCAAACGGCAGCGCTGAGCCTGCCTTTGACGAGCCTCGCGCAATCACTGCAAACGAAGACGCAAAGACATTTAAAACGCTAGACGGCTATCATTGGAAGTATATGTTCAAGCATAGCAATCTAGCATACGGTACTTTTCGCACAACTTCTTATATGCCTGTCAAGCGTATCACAAATCTTGACACTACGATTCCTGAAGAAATTGAACAGATTCGTTTGCAAGACAGCGCGGTCGGTGGTGAAATTCTAAACATTGCAATTGATAGTGGTGGGACGAACTATAGCAGCCCCACAATTACAATTACTGGTAACGGTTTTGGTGCAAAATTTACTGCAGATGTTGTAGACGAAAGAATCGTAAATGTTCGCTGCGACTCAACCGGTGTTGGTGGATTTTCACACGGCGTTGGTTATGACTATGCAAAAGTGAGCGTGACCGATCCTAGTGGGGGCGTCGGTGCTAAACTTCGCGCAGTTATTTCGCCAAAACTTGGTGCTACATATGATCCAGTAGAGACACTAAAGTCTCGCCAACTGATGATACAGACAGACTTTATTGGTACAGAAAACTCTGCGATCATTGCAAATGATACAGAATTTTATTCTGTTGGCATTATCAAAGGGCTGCAGAAATTTGGAGTTGATTCTGACTTCACTGGTAGTTCTGCAATTGCACTGAAGAAACTTCGCATTACTTCTGTGCTTGGTGATTGGTTCGATGATGCTACCTTTAGCAATGCACTACAGACAGTAACAGCGAAGATTTTCCATCTTGATGGATTTGATCTATATTATTATCAAGACGATGAAACTGGCTTTGGTAGTTTCACGATTGGAGAAGATATTATAAACGAAGACGGCGGTACTGCTGATGTTTTGGCAATAACAAATCCTACGGTTGATGCTTATTCAGGTGATATTTTATACATAAATACACTTGACACGGCGATTACTCGCGAAGCGACTCAAACCGAAGACATTCGAATAGTTATTCAGTTAGGATAAAACATGGCGACACAATTTACCTCTAATACATTATCTGGTCTTTACGACGACGACTTTAACGAAGCAGATAATTATCATCACATTCTTTTCAATAATGGAAGAGCGCTGCAGGCAAGAGAACTGACGCAACTCCAGACCATTATTTTTAGAGAACTTGCAAGACTTGGAAAGAATATTTTCAAAGAGGGTGCCGTTCTTTCTGCGGGTGGCTTTGCAGTCAACGCAGACTACGAGTATGTTAAAATTTCTGCAACAAATGCTGGCGGTGCGTTTGCTAGCATTCCTGTCGGTACTGTATTCAAGAATCCTCTGACGGGTGTTGAAGCAAGGGTTCTTGAAGTAAAGCCTCGCGACGGAACTGATTTTATTCTTGATACGCTGTATGTTCAGTATATCAATAGCGGTGCAGACACCATCGGTGCTACGCCGACTCGTTTTGGTGACGAAGAAGTTTTGTTCGATCAGTCGGGCGGTGGTTATCAATTAACAACAGAAACACCTAATGCAACTGGTAAGGGCGTTCGATTTACTGTAGGCGAAGGCGACTTCTTTGTGCTTGGTCACTTTGTACATGCTGCTGAGCAGTCTATTGTTCTTTCTCCTCATTCTCAGATTGCAAACGCGACCGTAGGCTTCAAGGTTGTTCAAGAAGTCATTACCGTTAATGACGATAACGACCTCTTTGATAACGCAAACGGCATCGTAAACACAGCGTCCCCTGGTGCTGACCGCTATCGCATTCGTCTTGAACTCACTACACAAGATAAGATTGCATCTGACGAAACTTTTGTGTTTCTTGCGACCGTCGAAAACTCTAAGATTACAGAAGAAATTGAAGAGTCTGATGCATACAATAAGATTGAAGAATTTGTTGCTCTAAGAACAAAGGAAGAGTCTGGCAATTATGTTGTCAACCCCTTTATTGTAAATCTTCAAGACGCAGTGGCTGGTGATTCTAGCCTTGAACTGATTGTGTCGCCTGGTCTTGCATATATCAATGGCTATAGAGTAGAGAAAACTTCTCCTACTAAGTTGCTTGTTCCTCGCCCACAAGAAACAGAAACAGTCACAAACGATGTGATTCCTGTTGTGTATGGCAATTACTTCCTTGCAGACAGTAACCTTAGTATCACCGCTTTAGACGCATCTTTGTCTAATTTACACGACGATTTTCAAGGTGAAGGGAATATTATTGGAACTTCTAGAATTCGTGCCGTTGAGAAAGATGGTAATCAACAAAGAGTTTATGTTTTTGATGTTAAGATAGATTCTGATAGAAGTCTTCATGATGTTAAAAGTGTTAAAGCACCAGAACCTCTGGTTGTTTTCAACTTGTCACAAGAAGCAGGAAAAACAAAACTGTATGGGACAACCGATAACGACCTGTTGTTCCCAACTTCTCGCCCGCGCCCAGAATCTTTTGCTGACATTACACTGACTAAGCAAGTCTTTGATGGACCTCATACAGCAGACGGCAGCGGTATTATTTCGCTCACTACTTTGCCTGCAGGTCAATCTTACACTGACACAACTCTTTGGATAGTTTCAGCGTTCGACGAACCTGCTGTTGCACACACCGTAAGCACTCCTACGAACAGTGGGCGAGATGTTCAAATTACAGGACTTACATCAGGTGTAATTTATAATGTCTATGCATATGTGCAAAAGACTGCTACGAGAAAGTCTAAGACGCTTACAACTGCGACTGCAACGCTTGCAAAACAAATCGACAGTGCAAACAATGTAACCTATTATGAGTTCTCGGTGCCTGATATTTACGAAGTTGATTCTGCAAAAGCAAATTCTTCTTCGGGTATTAACATGCTGCCTAGTCTGCGTCTTGACGATGGTCAGCGCGACAACTTCTATGCGAAAGGTCGTTTGATTCTAAACGCGGCTGACAGCGCACCACCGAATCTGTATGTCAACTATCAGTATTTTGCGCGTGGCGCTGGTGGTGACTTCTACGATGCCACCTCTTATGGTAATGTGCCTGTAGCATACAAAGACATTCCAAATCATGTGTTGAAAGATGGCACGATTGTCAATCTGAGAAATTATCTCGACTTCCGCCCTGACGAAACAAACTTCGGCACTTCAGATATCTTTGGTCTACCTCGCAACGGCACAAACATTACTGCTGATGTGAGTTATTATCTGCCTCGTGCGGACAAGTTGCTTCTTACTCAAGAGGGTGAGATTCAATTGTTACTCGGGCAGCAAGCAGGCAATCCACAGTACAAGCCTACGCCTAATCACGCACTAGAAATCTACAAGATTCTTCTAAACGCAAATACACTTGACGAAAACGATTTGCGCGTGACACCGATTGAGCATAAGCATTATACAATGGCTGATATTGCGAAGATTGAGGCTAAACTTGATGATCTTGAAGAGTACACAACTCTAAGCATCCTTGAACTTGAGCAGAAATTAAATCCTGCACTTGACAGCGATGGTATTGAAAGAGCAGAAAGTGGCTCGCAGGTTGATGACTTCGGTGATCAAACCGGCGCTGATACAAAGAATGGTGACTATGCTGCGTCTATCGACCCAGAGAGTAAACTCATTCGCCCAATGCTTGATGAAGATAACATTCGCCTAGTTATTGACAACACTCTTTCTTCAAATGTTGTGAAGAAAGGCGATAATGTTTATATCAACTACGACTCTGCTGAGTGGGCTGTTCAATCACTCGCTTCTCGCTTTGTCAAGATTAATCCATTTGGTCTTGTAGACAATGTTGGTACGATCAAACTTTCTCCTACTTCTGACGAATGGAAGGAGTCTGTTCAAGAAGCACAGAAAGCAGTTACTGGTAAGCGCCTTGATCAAAAGCAAGCGTTCCTTTGGAACAACTGGAACTGGAACTGGTTTGGTCGCAGCATCGAAGATGTTGATCTAGACACCTTCGGTGAACTTCAGAATCAAAAGAATTTGACTGGGCTTCGTAAGAGAGACTTGGTTGACTTCCGTGAGCAGTATGCTTCGACCTATACTGTTCAGAAAAGAGAAGGTTTTAATAGCAGCCGATATGTGTCGCGAGTCGTTCCTTCTGACACTCTACGCGAAACTGTAGGCAAGCGTATTGTCGATCTTGCCTTGATTCCATGGATTCGTTCTAGAAAGATTTACTTCCATGCGAAAGGCTTGAAGCCTAACACCAAGTTCACTCCTTTCTTCGATGGTGAGAAAGTGACTCAATGGTGTCGCCAAGAAGTTTCTTTTGTGCAGTTCTCGGATCGTGCAGACGACAATGGCAACCAACGCACACACCAAGCAATCACTGGGCACCCTAGTGGTTTCAGCGAACTTATCTCTGACGAAAATGGTGAAATCGTCGGATCTTTCTTTGT